GGCAGATTGGGTTGCCGGTTAGTAGTGCGCGTCTGTTGCGTTTGAATTCGGCTGTTGAGCGTGCGCGGTTGCGTTGTGTGTAGTGGCCAAGTTGTTCTTGGTTGTGTGTGCGTCTGCGTGTTGGCATTAGTTGCTAGCGCGCGCTATCGCGCTTGCTCTCAGTCGGTTGTGATTAGTCATGTTGTCAACTTTATGTTTGTGGTTTGTTTGTGATATGTCAATTTATGTTGTGTGTAAGACCTAGTGCGCTAAGCCCCCCGTCGTCTGCCTTCACTCGACACCCTAACTCTTTAGCGCAATTTGCTTGACCACGTGTTACCACGCGCATCATCTACCCACGTTGCCGTGTGTTACCAACCGCCATGCAACTGGCTTAGGTCATGCCCGTACTATTTGTCTTTGTTGCTTTGCCTATAGATACGTTCGGCATAGTTTTTGGCTGCCCAACGCAAATGCTTTTCTACATCATCTTTGCCTAAGAAATCGGTCATCGCTTGCACCATGCTCAACGCCTGCATTATTTGCGTTAGTTGCTCAACGTCGGTCATTGTGGCTCACCTAGTTTTAGCGCGTCAATCACTCGACTGACATCACGTTTAGTTAGATCGCCTGTTGTGTTGATCTGACGGCCAAGCACGTTACTGCAATACTCTTTTAACTTGTCTTGAGCAATGTTCTGCCCGTTAGCCAACGCTCGCATCATGCCCAACTGCTTAGGCGTTGCATACTCTTGAACGGGTGCGTCGGGGAATGGCATTTCTACGTCGTGCATAGGTACGACTGGCGCTAGACGGCCTGTAGGTTGCCTTGATTGCGCTGCTTGTACTTCGTCGCGCGACGCAATGCTTTTGTTGATACCAAAGCCCATGTAGCCAAGCGCTCGACCCAACGCTGATGTGAACCCAACCTCGTTTTCGCTCATCTTTGTGTACGGCGTACGACCCGGATATATCTCGCACGCTGACGCAACTGCAGGTATCGGGTCGGCTTGATCGCGCCACACGGTTACGGTGCAACGTATAAAACATGACTTGTCGGGCATTTCTATAATCTCGCGGTGTGTTTCTTGAATGCGTAAATCAGGATATTTTTTTAGTGCCATGCCTAGACGTGTAGGTACGTCAACGTAGTTGTCAAGATTAAATCCGCTCACAACGATTGCCATATTGTTAAACGTTGCGCGTGATCGTGTTCGCCGCCACGCTCAGCAAACGTAATCTCGCCCGTGTTCTTTATAACGCCGTTACGTTGCGCTACCAGTAGTCGAGCCGTCATGCCTTTAGTGACGGGGAATGACGCGCCTAACTCGTACCAAACTTGGTCGGCTGTAAAGCGTGGCATCATGCGCGCCATTTTGCGTATCGCGTTATCTACTTGCATTTGTTGTTGTGGTGTCCATTTAGCGTTTGCGCTGGCTTGGCTTTCAACCATTGCGACACGCATGCGGTGTCGTTCGTGTTTAGTTAGCACGGTGCGCCCACCTCTCGAGTCGGCTGACCTCTGCGTCACGTTCTTTGACACGTTCGTCAAGATCGGTGATGATGCTCAACAAATATTTGATTTCAATGCGTGTTTGGTTTAGTACGTCAATTAGTTCTGCGTCGTCAAGTACGTTGCGGTCGTCAATCTCGTGCTGAATTGCTCGAAGCGTGCTGCGCGCTGCCAATTCCCACGGCTGACGTATTGGCACTTTGTTTTGTGTGATCTGTTCCATGACGTGTTTAAGCGCTTGGAATTGTGGGTCAGTTCTTGGGTCGATGTTCTCGGTCATCTCTTGCCTTTCGTTTGTTGGTGACTGACATTATCAGGTAGGTGTACGCCGTCAAGACTGACGCTAAAAACAAATGTTTTAAAGTGACCATGCACGCCAGCCATTCGAGTATCTAAAGATTGCTAACGCGCTACGCAAATTGTTCTCAAGGTTAAACAGGTCATCGCACGTGCGTAACAGGCCGTATGCCTGCAAGTAGCCGTTGGCGTAGTACGACGACGGTTTGCACCAAAAGTAGTTAATTTGCATAACCCCGGCTGAGCCACCGTTTGGGTCGGTCGGGTTGAACGCTGCAGGGTTGCAACGGCTTTCACGGTAGGCGATTGCGACCAGTTGTGTCAGGTCGTGCTCTGCCCAACCGACGTGTCGAGCCATGTCAAACACGGTCTGACACGCGTCAGGTTGCGTTATAGGCGTAGTTACAGGCACGGTGCTAGTAGTGCTAGGTATGTCAACTGGTCGGCCGTAGCCCTCAAATACCTCGGGTTGTCTGACTGCTAAATCGTCGGCTGTGGGTGCAGGCGGCGGTGTCAAAATAAATATTGACGTCACGCTAATGAATAGCGATATTGCAAGTTTGCTGATAAGTGTCATATTTGACCTACTTTCTCGGGTAGGTAAATAAGCCTAGACAGACGGTGGTGCTACCTGTGGGGATACCCCGAAAACGGCTTGCCAGCGCTGTTTTGCGATGATTGAGTCATTAGCAACGTGCGGGTCAATCTCTATGTGATACCAGTCGCCCTGCTCGACACTAGGTAAAGGTTGCCATGTGCCACGATCGCATTTCCACGACCGTTGCATCGCGTAGTCAATCACAAGTTGTATGCCCAAATGGTCTGCGTTTTCTAAACACTTGACAATAAACGCTAATGACGTTTTGCGGCCGTCTGCCTTGCCAAGCTTCTTTTGGTTAAGCCAACGATACGACAAATCCATTGCTAGCCCTCGAGCATGATTGCTAATCGTGCCGGGTCTGTTGCGTACGTCGCGCATTACCCATGTGCCGTTATTCCACAAACTGCCACCGCTATGCAAACACGCAAGTCGCGCCCATTCTGCAGTCCCAGCCAACGCAGACTTTACGACTGGCTGTTGCGTAACTATGTAAGCGCGATTAGGCATTACTTTATCGGTTTACTTTTAATGCCGTTAGACGCAACAATGCCTGACAACGTGCCAGTTAAAAAGACAACAATAGTTGACATTAAGTCAATGAATGCAGCGTCATTGGGGGCCTGTTTTTCAGGTTGCGACACGAAGAGCAGTCCGTACGTCATGCCTAAAACTATGGTGCTAAAAACTATGGCTAACAATACGCCGACGGTGACGATCATGCGTGCGTGTAATTCGTCTGACGTGTATCTGTGTCGAGTCATGGTGTTATGCCGCATCGGTCAGGCACGTTGCAGTTATCTAACGTCATGTTTTTGACCCGTGACTTGACGGTAATCGTGTTGTCGCGTGTAGATTCGCAAGCCGTCAACATAAGTATTAACGCAAATAGCCCGTAACGCATTGCATCGCTACTCGATAGGTAACGGGTTTGGGTTTGGTGGCGGTATTGGTGCAACAAAGTTTTCGGTATTTTCATCGTAAATAAAACCAATACCTGCATACTGTTTATTTGGTGCATCAAAAAATGTTTCAACCCATACGCCTGTGTATCGTTCAGGATTTTCGGCCATAAATTCGGCTGTTACACAATGAACATCTATAACAATGTTTTCATTATTTAATTGTGCAAAGTATTGTGCGACCATGTTTAGACCTTAAACCTTATGTAAATAATTCCGCTACCGCCGTTGCCGCCTGCGTTGGTTGCTCCGTATCCTGCACCGCCACCACCGCCACCAGTATTTGCGCTCGCTGCGTTACCTGCGCTGCTTAAATTACCACCAGCACCACCAACTGAAGACCCGCCAGCGCCACCTGTAGCACCGCCACCGCCGCCGCCACCAGATTTATAAAGTGCGCTACCTGAAATAAAAGTAGATACATCTACACCCGCGCCACCTGCAGCGCCAGTAGTTGACGACGCAGTTTGCGACCCGCCAACGGCTGTCGCACCACCACCACCCGCAGAACCGACACTTAACGCCGTTGGCCCTTGACCACCCGCATAACCTTGAATAGTGTTTGCAACGCTTGGCATTGTTTGCGTTGTGTATTGGTAAGTTGTACCGCCACCCGAGCCGCCACTATGCGCAAGAGTTAAATCCCCAAATACGCCTGCACCGCGACCACCACCAGCTGCACTCAAAGCACCCGTACCAGTACCAATAACACTTGCTAGACCGCTAGTTGCTGCGCCCTGTGTTGAAGAACCTGTACCGCCTGCACCAATGTCAATAGTTTGATTTGCGCTGAAATATGCTGTACCAGTTAAAACCCCGCCCGCACCGCCGCCCGCACCCGAAATATTGGACTGGGCACAACCACCCGATCCGCCGCCTGCCACAATGTAGTAATCAAACAAACCTGCTTTAGTAACTGTCAAAGTGCTGTCAGTAGTAAAAGTTAACAACGTGTAATTTATGCCGCCAACCGTAATAGAACTACTTGAGCCGCCAGTAGCCGTACCGTAGGCGCTGCCGCCCCCTAAATTAAAAAAAGTGAAAGTTGACGCCGACAATGCAAGTAAATAGCCGCCCCCATATTGCGCCAAAGCAAGCGAACCGCTTGTGTTAATAGTTACGCCTGCACCTGCAGTAATTGTGCAAGTGCCTGCACCTTTGTTAGCGACCTGAATAACATCGCCAACGGTAAAGATTGAGTTGTTTACCGTGATTGTTGTAGCGCCTGCCGCGTTCATTATCGTGCGTTTAGTTTCGTCGCCTGCAATTAAAACATAACTAGCCGTCTTGTCAGATATCGGTAAATTCTGTATGTCGTTAAGTTGCGCGGCCGTCAAAACTTGACCAGCAACAAACGGGAACGGTGTTGTCATATTTGCCTACTTTACCCTAGAGCGTTGTCCGCGTTGATGATACCAAACGACAAATCGTCAAGTATCAACTCATAAACGATTACCGTTGGCGACGTGTAATAAGTGACGCTATGCCCGGTGTTGACGCTAATCGTATGCTCGATGCCTTCGACTGCCAATTCTTGTGCCAACTCGGTAGTCGTCACGCCTGACGTAAACGACTTTTCAATCGTGATCGTGTTGCCTACGTCAATCACGGCCACCGTGTCACGTTGCGCACTCGACAACAAAGCAAACGACGTAGCCAAAGACGTGTACCGTGCCTCAGGTTCAGGGTCAAGCAAATAGACCGCTAAATCAAGTGCGGCGCTGTCGTTGTGCAAAAGGCTGTTAGTGATGCTGTACGTCTGCACAAAATATTTTGTTTGACTGCCAGCGTCGTCAGCGATCTGTGGGTTGTTACTGCCAAGTATTTGTACGACTGCACGGTTAGTTACCTGATCGGCTTCAAAAGTTATGCCTACGCCGTTGTACGGAATGTTTGTGCCGTCGTCATGAAAGTCTGCTACTGACGGTGTGAGAGTTGTGCCTAGTCGAGCGTCAAACACTAGATCGCCGTCACGTGACATAAACAAGCGACCCTGCTCAGCCTCGTTTACGTCAGACAAATACCCAAGCACGTTTGTGCCCTGAGCGACCGTGAACGCCGCTGCACCGCCAAGTGTCTGTGTGCCTGTAGCAATGTCGCGCGTTAACGCTGGAAACGCAACCTCAGGCCGATCAAGTACCGCCGTGACTCGAGCGCTGCTTAATTGTTCGCTGACATTAAATTCGTCTAAATATGTTTGCGCTAACAAATAAAAATCGTCTGCACAAAACACGGTCACGGTGTCAAGACCGCCTAGCGCAAAGTTGTAGTCATAGTTTACGATTACGCCGACAAACAAATATTCTTTGACGTTTAGCGAACTGTAACGCGATAGGCGCACTCGACGCATAGGTGCAAGACCCGGTTGGGCTTGTGGTGTGTCGTAGTACGGCGACTGTGTATCAAACGGGTTGAAAATACCTGCCGTGTCAAGCATCGTAAACGACATAGTGCCAGCACTAAATTGGTCGCCCTGATCGCGACGGCCACGCTTAACCGTGATGCTGTTCACGCCGTCAAGCACACTTGCAAAATCTGTCGTACCGTCAAGCACATATTGAGTGTTGTCAAGTACGCCAGCGGTCAAGTCGTCAAGCAAAAATGCGTCTTGAATAAACCCTGTGTCAATCTCTAAGTCATAGTTGCCACTAGCAACAACGGCTGTACCTGCCATTACGACGCAATCTGTAAATCGAGTGGGCCGTTAGTGCGCTGGTAGGCCAACAAACTGTTTAACACGCTTTGCCCGATCTCGGCGCTAGTTGACATACCGCCCGTCACGTTTATTGTTACACCACCGCTACTACGCGCTGCGATGCGTTCAGCGTTGCCAAACGTAGTTAGACCGCCTTGTATGGTCACTAGGTCGCCAGAACCAGCACCAGTTCCGCCACCGCCGCCGCCGCCGCCGACTCGACTACCGCCACCACCTAAGCCACCGCCAATGATCGCTGGGGGCAAACTAGGCATAGTCGGCAAACTAGGTGTAATACTGCCCGTGCCACCCTCTCGAGCCTGCCCACCGCTAGTCGCAGCGCCACCGCCACCAATACGACCCAAGTTGATTGTCGGCAACTTGCCAATATCAGTAAACGGGTTTATCAAATTCATGCCGTCAATAATTAAGTTAATTGCACC